AAACTTTGGTACTAAAAAAGGACTCCCTATTTCATGTAATGGTGTCTACATTGAAGATGACATGGCGTCGATCTTGATGAAAAATGCGGAAGTAGGAATGCAGACAAAAATGGGTGCTGGTACATCTGGTTACTTTGGTGCTATTCGTGCTAGAGGCGAAGATATTAATTCCGGCGGTACCGCCGATGGTCCAGTTCACTTTATGAATTTAACTGAAACTCAAGTTGATGTTGTAGCACAGGGGTCAGTTAGAAGAGGATCCTTCGCAGCGTACTTACCCATTGATTCTCCAGATATTATGGAATTTCTGGAATGTAGGGAAGAGGGTTCGTCTATTATGCATCTATCATTAGGTATATGCATTTCAGATGAATGGATGCAGTCTATGATTGATGGCGATAATGAAAAGCGTACTGTTTGGGCAAGAGTGTTGCGTAAGCGCCGTGAGAGTGGTTATCCATATCTGTTCTTTAGTGATACTGTTAATAACAACAAACCACAAGTTTTAAAAGATAATGATATCCCTATCTGGGCATCAAATCTTTGCTCTGAAATTTGTTTACCATCTTCCCAGGAATGGTCATTCGTTTGTAATTTAGCCTCTATGAATTGTGTTACATTTGATGAATGGGAAAATACTGATGCAGTAGAAACAATGATTTGGTTTCTTGATGCTGTGATGGAAGAATATTGCGAAAAAACAAAGAATATTCAATTCATGCACTCAGCATATAATTTCGCATCACATTGGAGAGCATTAGGATTAGGTCAGCTAGGATGGCATACATATCTGCAATCAAAAGGTTTAGCGTTTGAATCATTTGAGGCTCATATGCTCACTATGAAAATTAGCAAATTTATTGATGATAAATCTTTAGAAGCTTCAAAAGAATTGGCAATTGAATATGGTGAGCCTGCTGGAATGCTGGGTACTGGTGAACGTAATTTAACTCGTACTGCGATTGCACCAACAACTTCCTCATCATTTATTTTAGGTCAAGTGTCACCAACTATTGAACCTCTTGCATCTAACTATTTTACAAAAGATTTGGCAAAAGGTAAGTTTACATATCGTAATCCACATCTGAAAGGTGTTTTGCATGATCACGGAAAGGATAATGATGAAACTTGGAAATCAATTCTTATCAAAGGAGGCTCAGTCCAACATCTAGATTTTCTAACAGACAAAGAAAAGGACATATTTAAAACGTTTAGTGAAATTACACCTCTATCTATCGTGCAGCAAGCAGGCGCAAGACAGAAATATATTGACCAATCCCAATCACTAAATATACTCATACATCCTGATGTTCCTGCAAAGGACGTCAATTCATTAATAATAGAGGGTTGGAAGTTGGGAGTAAAAACATTTTACTATCAGCGATCAGCAAACCCCGCACAGGAACTAGTAAGAGATATTATGTCCTGTGCCTCATGTGAGGGCTAACACATATGGCGAGTAAAGATAACACATTTTATATTGACTGTCCGTTATGTCAATATCAAACACAAGTAGAAGTTTTAAACGGTGACCATGACGCAGAACCTGATGCGTGTCCTATGTGCGGTAGTCCTATTGACTTACACACAGAAGATGAAGATGAAGAATAGTGTGGTTATATGAGGGAAAAGAATTTACTCCAACCCAAGAAGAATTACAGTCTTGGGTTGGGTTCGTATACTGCATAACTGATCTTATAAATGAAAAAAAATATGTAGGAAAGAAGATTTTTTGGTCAACTAGGAGGTTACCACCTCTGAAAGGTAAAAAGAGAAAAAGAGTAACAAAATCGCAATCGGATTGGATGAGTTATTATGGATCAAACGAAGAAGTTAAATTACTTGTAGAAAATAATGGGGTTTCAAGATTTAAAAGAGATATACTTTTATTATGTGAGACAAAGGGTCTTATGAGTTACTATGAAGCCAAAGAACAGTTTGACCGTGACGTACTTTTCCGAGATGAATATTACAATCAATTTATAGGTTGTAAGATTCATGCGAATCATTTGAAAGGAAAAGTACATGGCAAAAATTATAGAATTTCCGAAAATGAGTGATCTAGACAATCAATATTTGGAACTGGAAAAACAAGCTGAAGAAATTCAGAAACAAAAAGAATTAATAAACAAATTAAGAAAGAGGGTTCCAAAAAATGTATGAATATAAATGTAAAATTCTAAGAGTCGTTGACGGCGACACAGTAGACATTGATATCGATCTTGGGTTCGGCATCTGGGTTCATAAAGAAAGAGTTAGAATGATGGGTATAGACACACCCGAATCTAGAACTCGGGATTTAACTGAAAAGAAATTTGGTCTAGCAAGTAAAGCTAGATTGAAAGAACTGTTGCCTGTAGGATCAATGCAAGTTTTAAAGACTGAGATTGATAAATCTGGCGAAGATAAAAAAGGTAAATTTGGTAGAGTACTCGGAGACTTTTTGATTGAACGAAAGGTTGGTGGCTCATTTGAACAAAATGTTAGAGTTACTGGTATTCTGATTGAAGAAGGGCATGCTGTAAAATACTTTGGTCAAAATAAAGCTGACGTTGCAACAGCGCATTTAGCAAATAGACAAAGGTTGCTACATGAAGGAAAGGTTGAAATTGAAGATTGACATTTGATTTAAATTGTGATATTATATACATAATGAACAACTGGAGAATACGATGATTCTAATTGACTATAACGGAGTAGCAGTCGGCACTTTCTTATCACAGAAGGGAAACATGGTAGAAGAAAATCTTCTGCGAGTCATGATTCTAAATCAAATTAGAATGTACCGTAAAAAGTATTTTAAAGAATACGGTGAAGTTGTAGTTATTGCTGATGGTGGTGGTAACTTTCGTAAAGAAATATTTCCACAATACAAGTGGCGCAGGTCAGAGAATCGTGAAGAATCTAAGATCGATTGGAAAGAGGCATTTCGTATTCTTGGTGTCATATTTGATGAAATCGGCGAAAACTTTCCATACAGAACTCTTAGACAGTGGGGCTGCGAAGCTGATGATACCATTGCACGAATTGCGTTTGAAACTCAAGAGTTTGGCAAGCATGAAAATGTCATGATCATTTCTGGTGACCATGACTTCATTCAGCTACAGAAAATGTCTAATGTGAAGCAGTTTAGTCCTATCACTAAAAAGGCTGTGACTACAGACGATCCTCACAGATGGACCATGGAGAAGATATTTAAGGGTTGTGGCAGCGATGCTGTTCCAAATGTTCTTTCGCCAGACAATGCTATTTCTGAAGGTATTCGTCAAAAACCTATGACTAAGAAAAAGATGGAAGCATGGCTCAATGCAGATGATATGCGAAAAGAAATGGGAGAAGAGATTTATAGAAACTTCTGCCGCAATAAAAAACTTGTAGATTTGACAGAAACTCCCGAAAACATAAAGCAGGAAATTATAAATACATACGAAGCACAAGAACCTTTTAACAACAAAGGTAAGGTGTTTCCTTACTTGGTAAAGAATCGTTGTAGATTATTATTGGAATGCGTACAGGAGTTTATTTGAAATGAATATGAAATATGTCTTTGAAATGTTGAATGAAGTTAAAGATGCAAAATCATCTGAAGATAAAGTAGCAACCCTTAAAAAATATAATATCTGGGCATTGAAAGATGTGTTAAAGGGAACATATGATACGTCTTTAGAGTGGGTTATTCCTAAAGGAAAACCACCATTCGAACCTAATCAAGGACACAATGCTCCAGCAAATCTTCTCCAAGAACATAAGCAATTCAAGTACTTTGTTGAAGGTAAACTTAGTGCTGAATTGACTAAGGTTAGGAGAGAAATGCTGTACATCAAGCTATTGGAATCAGTTCATCCCAAAGATGCAGAAGTCGTAATTAATATGACAATCGGTAAAAAAATAGCTGGTGTTCCAAAAACAATAGTTGAAAAAGCTTTCCCAGGTCTGATATCTGAAACATAAATGTTTAAAAATATTAAAAATATTAAAAACTGTAGAACTGGCTTTTCCTTGAGAAGCCAGTTTTTTACTTTAACTAAGGAGAACAATATGCCTCATCCTCAAATACAAAGACTTCAAAATGATAGTGCCCAGTTAGAGAGCTTTGCTCAAAAACTTGAAATTGAAGGAAAATATGATTTAGTGAAAAAAATCAAAGCAAAGAAAGAATTTTTGGATGAGTATATAACAAGTAAATCTACAATGCCTAGAGTTAAGGCAGCATAGTTCATTTAAATAAATTCAAATAGTTTGCAAAAGGGGGTTGACAACAGCCCCCTTTTCTGTTAGTTTAGTTATAGAAATAGAATCAGTCTTAAAGGACAAACCAATGAACATAGTAGCAAACTTTCCTGCCAAATCAGTATTTTCCTCATCGCATTGTGTTATTCCTCTGGACCGTGAAGGTGCTGGAGACTCTCTCATGTCATCAGTAACGGTTACTATCAAAGAGTTCAAAGGTGATCGTTATACATGGTTGCGGGATTTCACTGTTGGGTGGGATAGCAAAGATGGAT